AGAAGAAGGAGGAGTGCAAGACTCCCCACTCTGTACTGACGTTCACACCGTTGGTATAGAGATGGAGAGCTGGCTCTCCCAGAGGGTACTAAGCCCCTCATGAACCCTAATTAGTAGGGTTCTCTCCACCCAAGCTTGATGCTGACGTGCTTGGGGCGTCCAGAACGCTCTAAGTGCTCATCATCGACAGCTGGCGGGCCGCCGATTGCGGAATCGATCAGATCCGTAATCACAGATCTGACCCGTCCATACGGACGGTCAGGCTGTTGCCTTGTTTTCGTTTCCATTCGATGGAGACACTTAAGCAGGGCACCAGGCCCGTCGAGTGGATCTCGAGGGGCTCTGGTCTCCACATAGTATCCCTTGACTAGAGGGACATGGAGATCAGGGTGCAATCGCTCAGGTTGGTACCCGAGGAAACACTCCCTACCCAGCAGCGAGGAGGTTGGCTCTACATCAGGAAAATACTTTAGTAGTTTCCTAATGCGGTTATCCAACCATCTCACGGTTTGCCAGTAACCAGCTCGATAGAGTTGATTACGAAGCGAAACGAGAGAAATTACCTCGCTAGCATCCTGCCGTCGTGTCGGGAAAACTTGCCTGACCTTGACGATTGAAACGTCATGGCCATTAAAGTACTCCCGTCCGCAAGACTCCCTGAACCTTCCGGTCCAGTAGGACTTGCTTCGATTCACTTGAAACCCAAAAGTTTCAAGTCTCGAAACGACGGACAGCACATGTCTTTGGGGAACGATAATATCGTCTCCAAAGACGCGCACCTGCTGACGGTATCGTCTAATAGACGACCTATCAGAAAGCGGAGCGCTTAGCTCCCGACTGATACCCATAAGAGCAAGGGTCATAAAGACCATCGCTTCAAAGGGGAAGCAGAGAGCTGAACCCATAGATGCGAACTTGGCAAGGCGTATAACGCCGTGGCCAGGTACATCAGCCTTCCGTGATCGTGTTGCCTGAACGGCCTCAAGCAAATGAGGATGGTTCCGCAACATGAGACGTACATGCTGATTCGAGACACGATCGGAAGCTTCACTCAAATCGAGTGTAGCTAGTTCACCGCTGAGTGAACCAGCCATGGCCATTTGCCTATTAGGTTCCTGGTCATCGATTCCGATGACACGTGAAAGGAAGTCATCCTTTCTTAACGCGTCTAAGAAACTCCGCAAGAGACCTTGCTGCATATATTGCATAGCAGTAGGTTCAATTGCGATGATTCTTGGTGTCTTGAGCGTCTTAGGAACTGTGATAACCCTTACGGGTATCTCAGAACCGGGTTCGAGGATGTCCACCTTATCCAATTGATCATAAAATGACCAATTTGGAAGAGAATACTCTCCGAAAGGAAGTATTCTCTCAAGGCGAGACGGCCAGGTACGCTGATTCCACTTCTCGTTAGAGGAGAGGCGATCAGCGACAGCGCCTGGACCGTGCTTTGGCACAAGCTGATGGTAATAGACATCTCTGTCCATTGCCGTAAACAGCCTGCTATAAAGCAAATCAGACACTCTGCAGAACTCTTTGATATCTCTATCAGAGAGCTCTGCGTCTGATTTCTTGACATCCTGCTCACACTGGATGTAATCAGACATTGCTTTACTCTCTCGGTCAGCACTGACGACAGATATGCCGCCAGTACTGCGGGGGGTACCCTTTGAAAGGGCCTCCCGAGGGAGAGCAATCTTGCTAAACATCAGCGTAAGCTGACGCAAAGCAATAATTGCTTCAATGTCTGGATCATCCAGAAGCGCGCCACTACTAGAGTCAAACACACGGGTCAGGAAACCTCCGAGAAATCGGGGGAGACCTGTACGATGATCCCATCGAAAAGATGGAACATCGGACTTGGGCCCGACTTGACCATGGTCTAGCCATTTTTGGATGGCCTTTCCATAGTCAGCCAGGGTTATCGCCAAAAACGATAACCCCTCGTGTTCGACTCGACGCTCGACAGTTGTTATGTCGCGCGTGGCGCTAGTGCAGCATCGAGTTGCCATTTCCATAGCAACTCTAGACCAGAGTGACATCAGGCTTTTCATAGATCCCTCCCTTATGGTGAGGTGGTCTATCCTTAGCCAAGTCATGTCAGCGGAGGTCTGAGAATCTACCTCAAGAGGTAGATTAGCATTCCTTCAACCAGATGCGAGAAGAGAACAACAGAACTAGCAAGAATCGCAGCAGCCCGAGGGCTGATGTGAATTCTTACATAGAACTCTTGCTCTTCACGACGATCGCGATAAACCTCGCGAATCGAAGTACGGCCGACCGAAACCCGTCTCCGGGATGACCCAGGAAGATCATTGTAATAGATCTCCGGTGGATCATCCGGATCGGGAGGTCGGTGACCGTTCTCGCTACTGCTGCTCGACACCAGCCCACAGCGAAAAGAAGCTGAAACCCTGAAATAGGGTTCAGCTCTCTCCGCCGAGGAGCTTGGAGATGAGCAGGTCCGTGCTTGCGGTGTACTGGTTCTTGAAGCCAGTGTAAACCGCGAGGGCCTCGGTAGCCGTGTAACCGGCCGGGGGGAGGTCAAAGACCATGTAACATGACATGGACACTTTGACGTTCTCCGCCGGCCGAAACGGATCCGAGGTCATCTTGGACGTATCGAGCCGCAACATCCGGCGAGTCCGCTTCCCATACTTATGGGAGGCGGTGAGCTGGGTGAGTCCGTCACCGCTCGAGTACTCACTGATATCCTCACCCACGCTAATGCGCGGGAGGGAGATCGCGGTACCCGAGATTGTGACAGACTGCGGATCGGCGAATGACATGGCATCACTCCTAGAGCAGGGTCTCTGCTCCTTCGACGCTGTTAGGACGGTGGTACAACTACCTCTGTCCGTGCCTGGATATACCAAGCGCAGCCAGAATGGACGACTGGGTAGCATCAAGTGCTTTCCAGGTTAGTCCGAACCCGAAGGGGTTTGCCTTGCGACGCTTCTTCGTCTCAGTGACGAGAGTAATCGCAGTTGGTTTGATCGACGTGTCTCGAAGACCCGTCGGTCCTGACCAATAATAGGTATCACTAACGATGGAATGTTCCATCAGATACCCATAAGGCATTACCAGACCATACCGAGAATAGTCCGTCAAATTGGAGATAACTGCTCCCATTGACGAGACCCAATCGGCGGCCCAGCTCCATGGAGCAAGGTTCCAAACGACGTCAGGTGTAAGCTCTAAGCCTAAAAGCTTACGAGCCTCTTCTGAGCATCCAATCAGCCGAATGTATTCGGGTGATTCCATCGAAAGATGGTAAGTGAATGCACCAGAAAACCAGCGTCGAACCGTTGTCTTTCGATAACGGTAAACCTTGCCAGTCGTAGCCGTCAAGCTAAACATCTCGCCGTCGTTGGGTCCCAAAAAGGGACTTGCAACGTTGTCGCGATATAAGCTAGTCGACTCCGACTTTGTCGATGCTAGTGTTGCCCTACGTCGAACTACCTTTCCAGAGTCTTTAATGAACTGCTCCATAATGGAGTGTCCATTAAGTACAGCACGAGCAAAACTCGTGATGTCACTCTGAAGAGGCTTCCAACCGAACTGAAGATTGAGCCATTCCTGGGCAGACTTTTGGTCAAACCCAGAAAGGTCCTTCCACCAGGAAGAACCTATCACGCGGGGAATACCCTCGCGATAAAGCTCAGTCAAAGTTACAGCTAGGTTGGCGACGTTGTTAGTAGGCTTGATATCTGCAACAGCTTCCGCACCCAAAGCATCCAAGACTGAATCAGTCGAAGAGGCAGAAGGTGGAAAGCTAACAGAAGTCAAGCCATCAGCCAAGACGTACCCTTGGTAATCATAACCAATGGACGCCTGGGATGATAGCACTTTGGTACCAGCCATATGGTATGTCGGGATAGATCCCGAAACATACTGTTTGGTAGTACTAAAGTTGCCGCCAACATCTTGGCGAGCGCCTAAACGACGCTTCCAAGAAGGGTGATACTCGGACGCAGTCTCCTGCGTCCCGCGTAGATTGTTAGGGGCCCACGTACTTTTAGCGATTTGTTCGCTATAGGTAGGTGGTGGACTCGTATTACGCTGCCACTGCTTTAAAGTGGCTTTAGCTGTCGGAGGAGGTATAGACCTCCTTCGAACAGTAGAGTAAGTACGAGGCTCCCCTGACAGATCCTCTACGGGCATCAGAGCTCCTCTGGTTCTCACTGTTGATTCAGTGAGGTCATATACCCGAGTTGTTCTTTCTGACCTGATCCATGAGGACCGACCGAAGTCGGCCCTCACGGAGGATCAGACGGAACGACTATGGGGTATGTGGATAGCTGCACTGCGCCCTGGGCCCCGAAAGGGGC